CGGTTGTAAACGATAATGCCGAGGCCGCGTGTGATGTTCAGTGTGATAAAGAGATCACAACCGGGTTCAATTACCAGTACGTTATTGATGCAGTCATGGCAAGCGGTTTGCCTGATGTTGAAATACAGATTAACCAGGCAAAATCCAGTCTGATTAATGGGAATTTTGTTCTTACGCCGGTTAGAATCTAAAATAAAAGGAGTATGTCGCTATGAACAACCACATCGAGCTTGATCCCATGGGGGTGGAGGTATGAACCTACCCAGCAGCATCAAAAACCTTGGCCGAGTTCTGAGAGCCATGCACGGCGCCGGCCCCATGACAGCCGGAGCTATTCGCCGCAAAGCCAATATGCACCCGGACACCGAAATCACCGCACGAATCCGCGACATCCGAAAGCTGGGCTGCATCGTGGCTTGCTACAACATCCCCCAGGGTGACGGCAAGCAGCTGTGGCTCTACCGGATTGATTACATGCCCCGGGTGATTCGGGATGCGCTGTATGAAGAAATGAGCCGGAGGATTGCAGCATGACCACCGCACAAACAATCAAACAACTCTCAGAGCAGCGCGACGACGCACAAGCCCGCGCTGATGATCTGCTGAAAGAGTTACTGCACGCAAAGCAGGAAATTGACGAGCTGAAGCATTTCAAGGCTGGCGTGATGCGGCTGTTGCGGAATACGGGAGGTGGGAAATGAACCCCTGCCCAGGTTGCGCCCGAGGCTTACCCCTTCACGCCGGCATTCACACCGCAGAACTCGAAATGATTGCCTGCACCCGGCCTGAGTTGACGCTTGAGCCGATGACGCACGACACCTGGCACCAGCCGGAGAAGCGGCTGAAGGTCGAAGTTCCGTTTGTTGTGGGAGATAGCGCATGAAAATTCCGCAAGACGTGATAGATCACTGCAAAAGTCACCCGCTATGCAAGGGATGCCCGTTAAAGACGTGTGTCGCACCGCTGGCTAACCATAACGACGTTAAGTGGAGCGAGTGGGTAGGTGAGCGAATAAACGCCGTGAGGGGGCTTACAGAATGACCACAGCACAAACGATTCTCTATGCACTTGCCGGCCAAACTCTGTCGATGCCAGAAATCGCGCTAATAATCGGCACAGACGAGCTAACAACCCGCCGAAAAGTTTATGCGCTGATACAAGACGACGAAGTGCGGGCGGTGAAAGGCGGGAAGTATGAGCTTGCGCATGGCGGGTATAACCCGGACCCGGAGAGTGCAGCATGAAGGGCGTTGGCGAAGGTATTGCGTTCGCTGGCCTGTGCGTTGGTGCCGCAATACTTGAGGTAAACGGCGACCCAGCACAAGGGCTGTGGGCGCTGGCTGTGATCTGGGTGATATGGACCGACTGGGGGCAAAAATGACCGAAACCGTCATTAACTCCGAAGCCAGTCTGCGCAAGCACATGCGCGACACCGACGCAGCATACCGTCAGCACAAATTTCTGCGAGTAACGACCAAGGAAGGCATGGGGCGCAGCATCCCGCAAAACTCTATTGCCCATGCCTGGTACAACGAAATCGCTGTACAGATGGCCGACACGCCCGAAAACGTGAAGTGCGAATGCAAGTTGCGGTTTGGTGTGCCGATCTTGCGGGCAGAAGATCCCGACTTTCGCGGCATGTACGATTTGGCCATAAAAAATCACCTGAGCTACGAGCAGAAGCTGGTCGCCATGCGCTACCTGCCCGTCACCAGCAACATGACCAAGCCGCAGCTATCCCGATACCTGGAGCACATACAGATGAGCTACGCGCAGCAAGGCGTGATTGTAGAGTTTCCAAAAGAGGCGACTGCATCATGAATACACCCACGATCAAAACCAAGAACCGCCAAAAACAGGCCGAAATTGCACGTAAAACGGCTGAATATCTGGCAAAAGGCGGCAAGGTCAGCGAAGAGGAGATACGGCGGGGCAAGCATGTTGATTTGAGCTTTCGGTATTACGCGGGTACGGGGAGGGATGAGGAATGAGCCGAGCCAGCCACCACCGCGATCAGAAAAATCAGCACGTAGGCCAAGACCTGTGGAGCCGCAGACCTTGCGCCGGAGCCTGCTATACGGCTTACAACAAGTGGCTGACGCGCAGAAAAGAGCGAGCGGCAAAGGAAGAGCACATACGCGAAGCCTGGAGGGAGTCGGAATGAAAAAGTGCAAGGTTTGCAAGAGTCCGTTTGAGCCGTTCAACAGCTTGCAGATTGCCTGCGGTGCATCGTGTGCCTTGCAGTATGTGCAGAAAGAAAAAATTAAGGATGCAGAAAGGAAAACCAAGCAGGCCAAAAAAGAGCGGCTGGAATTTAATCGCCGCCACCTACCTTGGCAGCACGAGCAGTGCAAGACATCGTTCAACCGGCTTAGAGTGCAGGAAGAGTTCCTGTGGTTCGCTGAACGCGGCCTTGAACCTGAGTGCATATCGTGCGGAAAGAAGAATATGGACTGGTGTTGCGGCCACTTCAAAAGCGTTGGTGCCCAGTCTGGCCTTCGGTATGACCGGCGAAATACATTTCTACAGTGCAATCGGTACTGCAATCAGGCACTAAGCGCGAATCTGGACGGCAACAAGAACACGAGGGGCTATAAGCGCGGCCTGGCTGAACGGTTTGGTGAGCATGAAGCGAAGGACATCATTGAACACTGCGAATCGAGAACCGCACCGGTTAAGTGGTACTGGCAGGAAATGGAGGATTTGCGGAAAGAATGGAACGAGCAGTTTCGGGAACTTCAACGGCAGAGGGAAGCGGCATGAATCAGGATCTTTACTGGCTGGCGATAAACGAGCCGCAGTGGGCAATGGATGACGACAATTACAAAATCACCAAGCACAACGGCAAAGCGTCATATGTGCATTATGTAAACCTGGACCACAAAGAACTGCGCGCCGGCCGGCAGTCATTTAGCAGATCCCAATGGCAAGCCGCCCGCGATGAACTCCTGGCGCCTATGATTGGTGTGGTGGAGAGATTTCTGGGCAGCCCGCTGCCGGCGATGTAGGCAGATGTGCTTTAGTCGGAACGCGCATCTCTAACCGACTTTTTGGCTACCTTCAGGTAGTCTTTTTTTTGTGTGATGGTGTATAGTAAACGTATGGCCAGACCAACAAAGTACGATCCGCAGTTTTGCGATGAAGCACACGAATTTATGTCTCAAGGCTTTAGCACAAAAGCTTTTGCCGGGCATATTGGAGTTTCACTGTCCACCGTTTACAAGTGGATGGATGAAAATGAACAGTTTTCGGAAGCCATAAAGTCCGCGCAAGCCGCTGGAGCCTACTGGTGGGAGAAAACACTAATGCAAGTGGCTGCAACTGGGCAAGGCAATGCCAGCGCGGCAATCTTTGGCGTTAAGAACCGCAGCCAGGAAGAGTGGAAAGATAAGCACGACTTAGATCACACCACAAACGGCAAAGACCTAACCCCAACTTTCGCGGGCATGTACGGCAAGCCAGACCCCGACGCATAGCATGGCGTCCCTTAACCCTAACCTGCAAGATTTCTGGTTTGACGGCAATCCCTGCCCTGAGAACTTCATCAAGGTGCGCAACCGGGTATTGTACGGCGGGCGCTCTAGCTCAAAGTCATGGGAATTTGCGGGCATGGCCCAATCAATCGGGGCGCAGTACAAAACCCGGTTTCTTTGCGTTCGTAGGTTTCAGAGCAAGATAAAAGATTCGGTCTATACGCTAATCAACGCGCAGATAAACAACTTTGGTACGCCTGGCTACACCTCACTGATAAACGAGATCCGCCACAGCAACGGAACTGACTTTGCATTCTTCGGCATTGAGCGAAACACGGACGAGATAAAATCATTTGAAGGTGCTGACATACTTTGGATCGAGGAAGCGCACAACCTCACAAAAGACCAGTGGTTAATTTTAGAACCGACCATACGAAAGCAGGGCAGCGAAGTCTGGATAAGCTTTAACCCCAAGCTGGTCACGGATTTTATCTATCAGCGTTTTATCGTTAACCCGCCACCGAATACCCGCGTGCGCTTAATAAATTACCCTCAAAACCCGTTTATCTCTGACACTATGGCCTCAGTCATTGAAGCCATGAAAGAAGAGGATTACGACGAATACGAACACACTTACCTTGGCGTACCGCTAACCGATGATGAAGCCAGCGTCATCAAGCGCTCATGGCTAGAGGCTGCTGTTGACGCCGACATAAAGCTTGGCATTGATCTATCAGGCGCAAGGTGCGTCGGTTACGATGTGGCAGACAGCGGCGACGACAAGAACGCCACAGCAGGCTTTAACGGTGCCGTGTGCGTAGACATAGACGAATGGAAAGCGCCAGAAGATGAGCTTAACCAATCCACCAAGCGGGCATGGGCCAAGGTAGCGGGCGGGCGCTTGATTTATGACTCCATTGGCGTGGGTGCGCACGTTGGCTCGACTTTAAAAGAGATGGATGTGAAGACCGGGTACTTTAAGTTCAACGCAGCTGCAGCGGTAGTGAAGGGCAAAGAAGATTACGCCAAAGGCATTAGGAACAAAGAGAAGTTTGAAAATCTCAAGGCCCAAGCATGGCAGGATGTAGCAGACCGGCTCAGGAATACGTACAACGCCGTTATGAAGGGCATGGAGTACAATCCAAGCGACCTGATAGCGATTAGAAGCGACCTGCCACACTTGCACAGGCTGTTAGCAGAGCTGTCCAGCCCACGGAAAAGCTATAGTAAACGCGGGCTTGATATGATCGAATCAAAAGACGACATGAAGAAGCGCGGGCTGTCATCTCCAAATTTGGCCGACTCGTTTATTATGGGGGCTTGCCCTCACCTTGTCGTCACCAGCACCGCTAATGTTAAAGTGGGGTTCGCATCGTGATACAATCGGCGAAAGTAAAACCTATTGACAGGGCCAGCGCATGAGCGTTACGAACCATAATCCCGAATATGATTACCACATTGAGTCGTGGGAGCTGGTGCGCGATTGCGTAAAAGGCGAGAAGGCCGTAAAAAAGCGCACGTTTCGCTACCTGCTAAAGCCCAACAAAGCAGACCGCTCGAAAGAAAATCAGCAGCGATACGATGACTACCTGCAAAGGGCGCTGTTTGTAAACTATACCAGCCGCACCAAGCGCGGATTGATCGGCGCAATATTCCGCAAGCCACCACAGATTGATCTGCCCGGCCCGCTGGCCTATATGCTGGAAGACGCAACCAGAAACGGCATGTCGCTTGCTAACCTGGCAAAGATGACCGTCGGCGATGTCATGGAGGCGGGCCGGTGTGGATTGTTAGCGGACTATCCACAGGTCGAGGAAGCCTTGACGCTTGCTGATAGCCAGAAAAACAAAGCCTACATCATTCACTACAATGCAGAGCAGATCATTAACTGGCACGTTAACCAGGCCGGTGTGGTTGATCTTGTCGTGTTGCGTGAAGATGAAGAGGTTGAATCAAGCCCGTTCAATTACGATCTTCAGCCGCGCTATCGAGTGCTGCGATTGATCGACGGCGATTACGTGCAGGAATATTATGACGAGGGCGGCGTTAGAATGTGGCAGGCCGTGCCTAGAAAAAGCGACGGCGGCACATTCAAGGAACTACCGTTTGCATGGGTAGGCGCAGAAGATAACGACGAAACCATAGACAGCGCCCCGCTTTACGATATTGCCAAGGTCAACATCGGCCACTATCGGAACAGTGCCGACTACGAAGAGTCGTGTTTCATGTTGGGGCAGCCTACGCCGATCATTAGCGGGCTTACTCAGTCGTGGGTAGAAGACAACCCCGGCCCGTATCTGATCGGTAGCCGGGCGGCATGGCTTTTGCCCGAAGGCGGCGCGGGTGCGTTGATGCAAGCAAGCCCCAACCAGATGCCGCAACAGGCCATGCTTGATAAGCAAGATCAGATGGTGGCCATTGGCGCTCGAATAATTCAAGAAGGCGGCGGCAACGAGACCGCAGAGGCGGCACGCATAAGGCACAGCGGCGAAAACTCTATGCTGACGACTCTGGCAGGCAATACAAGCGCAGCCTACTTGAAGGTCATTGGCTGGTGCTCTGAGTTTATGGGCGCGGCTCAAGATATTGAGTTTGAATTGAATACTGAGTTCTTTGAGGGTCAGATTGACGCACAAATGATTATGGCTCAAATGCAGCTTGTTGCCCGTGGCGACATGGCACAAAAAGACTTGAGGGCTAACATGAGGCGCTTTGGCGTGATTGATAATGACCGGACAGACGACGAGCTAGACTTGGAGGCGGCGGATAGGGTCGTTAGTGATACCTTGGATGTGTGATACAATCTTATAACCAGACTACGCAGGCGCGTTAGTCGAGCATGTAACAGGTGTTTACAATGCAAATTGAACATGAAGGCAAAACGATTACCGTCTATACCGAATCCGAAGTAGAGGCGCGTATTGCCGACGAAGTGAAGGGATTGAAGACGACAAACCAAAACTTGAAGTCTGAGAAAGAAGAGCTACAGGAAAAGCAGCGTGAGGCCACCGAGAAGGCCCGCCAGGCCGAAGAGGCACAAGCCAAGGCCGACGGCGATGTTGAAAAGCTAACCCGGCTGATTGACGAGCGAGCAGCGGAACAGACCGAGCGTTATAATAAGCTCATGGGCCAGACCAAAAAAGAGAAGATCAATAACGCACTGAACAGCGTTGTTACAAATCTAGGCGCTGGCGGTGAGTACAACGAAGACTTGCGCGACTTGTTGAAGGTGCGCTTTGAATTTGATTACGATAACGAATCAGGAAAGGTTAAAGTCACAGGTGATGGCGTTAACTCTCTTGATGAGCTGGAAGCCAAGGTTAAAGAAGGCGCACGATACGCCAACTACCTGGCAGGCTCGAAAGCTTCTGGCGGAGGTGCTGCCGGTGGCAAAGGGTCGGGTGATCCTTCAGGCAAGAAGTTTAATGAATACTCTGGCGCAGAGCTGAAGGCCATTAAAGAAGCCGATGCTTCCGAATATGACCGACTGCGCACCCAACACTACGGCACATAAAGGTAACACCCGATGCCTACTACCAAACTCTCAGACATCATTGATGTCACAATCTTTCGAGACCTTCCGCAGATCGAAGGCCCCGAGAAAACCCGGTTCTTTGAGTCCGGCATTATCACCCGTAACGGCTTGCTGGACGAGCTGGCAAACGCGCCAGGTAAGAGCATTGAGCTTCCTTATTGGAATGACCTCGACGGCTCAGCCGAGGTTAACTACAGCTCAGATGATCCGGCCAGCTCTGCGACACCGCAGAAAGTGACCCAAGGTGAGCAGACAGCACGCAAGGCGTTTGTAAACCAAGGCTGGCAGGCTGCCGACTTGGCTTCAGAGCTGGCAATGGGTGGCACTGCAATGGAAGCCGTCCGTGCTCGCACAGATCGCTACTTTGCACGCCAATGGCAGCGTCGTTTAATTGCAGCCACCAACGGCGTATTGGCCGATAACGTAGCGAACGACTCTAGCGACATGGTTATTGATGTAGCTGCTGAGGCTACAGGTGATCAGGACGCTGCAACCCGGTTTAACCGTGACGCCTTCACCGAGGCACTGTACACGGCAGGCGACTCGGCTGAAATGTTCACCACGATTGCGGTTCACTCTGCTGTCATGGCTCAGATGGTCAAGAATGACGACATCGACTTTATCCCTGATAGCTTGGGAATGGCGACAATCCCGACTTACATGGGTAAGCGAGTCATTGTTGATGACGGGCTGACTGTAACGGCTGGCAGCACCAACGGATTCAAGTACACTTCCGTTCTCTTTGGCCCTGGCGCATTCGGCTATGGCGTAGGTTCGCCAATCACTCCGGTTGCGATTGACCGCAACGAAGAGCAAGGCGACGGCGGCGGCATTGAGACCTTGTGGGTTCGTAACACTTGGTTGCTGCACCCGTTCGGCTTTGAGCAGACCGGCACTCCGTCTGGAATCAGCTTCACCCAAGCAGAGCTTGCAACGGCTGCGGTGTGGAGTCGTGTTCTGGCTCGGAAGCTGGTACCGCTATCCTATCTCGTAACCAACTAGAGTCTAGGTAGAACAGAAAAAGGCCAGCTTAACCGCTGGTCTTTTTTTGTGATATTATTAGGTAAAGAGGATCACGACTATGGCGATTAACAAAGACGGCTTAGAATCTGGACAACCCGTAGACTTTGAAACAATGCAGAAAATTAAGCGCAACCAGCGTGAGGGTTTAAAGAATGCAAAACCAGAACCAAAGCGCAGAAGTACAAAGGCCGGAAAGCGAGAAGCTGGCGGACAAGAACAGCCGACTGTTTCTGACCTACCTGGTGCAGAAGAACCGAAAGAAGCGCAATAAACGGAGCGGCTGAAATGGCTATAATTATAGTTGAAGACGGCAGCGGCGTGGCTGGAGCCAACAGCTATATTAGCGAGGCTGATCTGCTATCGTATGCAACTGACCGAGGAACAACTCTAAGCACCGCTACAGACGTTCTGATCTTGAGGTCTATGGACTACATCGAGATGCAGAGATTTATCGGCGTAAAGGCAAAAGATGACCAGTCGCTAGAGTGGCCGCGCGCTGATCTTTACAAGTACAAATCAAACGAAATCCCGGCAGAGCTTATCAAGGCTCAGTTTGCCTTATGCGTGCAGATTGATATTGGCAATGACCCGCTCAGCCCAGGTGATCGACAAACCAAGCGTGAAAAGGTTGACGTGATAGAGGTGGAGTATATGGACGGCGCTCGCAGCCGTGTCAGTATCCCAAGTGTTGATCGGTGGCTCTCAATGCTAACGCTGGGCAATGTGGGCGGCAGCCTTGGGGTTGTTCGGGTTGGTCGCGCATGACCTTCTACACCCGCCTACAATCAACAGCCACAAAGCTGTTAGACAAGTACGCCCAAGGGACCATAAGCCACATACGTGACGGCGAACCCACAGGCCCATCATACGACCCGACGCCGGGTGTGCCGGTATCGACGCCGGTTGACGCCTCAGTTAAGGGCGCTTCCTCGAAGTATATTCAGGATGGATTCATTTCTGCGCAAGACTTGCAGATGACGTGTTCAGTGTTCGGCTTCGATCCTGTGCAGTCAGACCGCTTCGACATCGACGGGCGTGAGCTGCAAGTGATTATGGTGGAGCCTATACCGGCAGCGGGAACTACTGTGGCCTGGCGGGTTTTTCTGAAGTCTTAAACCTTTTTACAGCCCTGCTGACGAGCGGGGCTTTTTTGTGGGTGACTATTAATTGCGACAACATACGACAACAATAATAAAAAATGCCGCGAACTGTTGACAGCAGGCGGCAATATAGATAATCTGGGTTTGCGTTGTGAGAGGCGCATGAAATTAAACCAGACCAAGGAAAGCATTATGACATTTACAGCAGACAAAGTATTGGTTACTCCGCAAATGGCCGCAGAGTGGCTGGCAAAAAGCAAGGGTAACAGAAAGATGAGGTCATCAAACCTTGAGGCAATCAAGGCTGATATCTTGGCTGGGGAGTGGCGGCATAACGGTGATAGGATAAGGTTTCTTGCAGACGGAACTTTGTACGATGGCCACAACAGGCTTACTGCTTGCGTTGAAGCCGGGAAGTCAATACTTACTGATATTTTTGTCATGGACGAAATAGCAAAAAAGACCGTAGACAAAGGTG